TGCGCCGGAACCCTGCTCCGAACGCCAGCTCGAGGAACTCGATCGCCTCATCGAACCATGGCTCGACGACTACGAGCGCAAGTCGCGGGCCGGAAGGAAGTAGCCGAGAACTCGGCACTCTTGAGAAGGGTAGCTGGACCGACACCGATGAGAATAATCAGGCCAACCGTGACAATGCCGAGCGCGCTTACAATCTGATTATGAAGGAGAAGGAGAAGCTACTCGGGTTCGAAACTCCGCTGAAGTTCATCTTCTCCCATTCTGCGCTGCGGGAAGGCTGGGATAACCCGAACGTCTTACAGATTTGCAGTTTTTCCAATCGAGAGACTGATCGATGGCGTAGGCAGACGATTGGTCGCGGGCTGCGTCTCTGCGTCAACCAGAGCGGGGAGCGGGTTCGTGGCTTCGAAGTCAACACCCTGACCGTCACCGCGACCGAGAGCTTCGAGCAGTTCGCCGATAAGCTGCAAAAGGAGATTGAGGACGAGACAGGCATCCGCTTCGGCATGGTAGAGGACCATCAGTTTGCGGGAGTGCTTGTCCAGACCGAGGATGGACAGGCCAAGCCAATGGGCTACGCCGAGTCTCAAGAGCTTTGGGGTTATCTGAAGGAAACAGGCTTGATCGACGCGAAGGGCCGCGTGCAGGACAGCCTCAAGAAAGCGCTGAAGGATGGCGCGCTCCCGGTACCGCCGAAGTTCGCCCCATTGCTTCCGCAGATTACCGACATTTTGCGCAAAGCGGCGGGCAGGCTGGAAATCAGGAATGCCGACGAGCGCCGGCCTGTTCCACTGCGGAAGGAGGTCTATCTGAGTCCTGAATTCAAGGAACTCTGGGATCGGATCAAGTACAAGACAACCTACCGCGTGCAGTTTGACAACGAGAAGCTGGTTGGAACGTGCATTGAGGCGATTCGGAAGGCACCTCCGGTCGCCAGGACGACGCTGCAATGGCGAAGGGCAAATATCGCCATCGGAAAAGCCGGAGTGGAAGCGACGGAGCGCGACGGCGCGGCCACCGTGACGCTGGAGGAGGGCGATATCGAGCTACCGGACCTGCTAACCGATTTGCAGGACCGGACCCAGCTCACCCGTCGCACAATTCACCGGATTTTGCGGGAGTGTGACCGGCTCGACGACTTCAAGCGCAATCCACAGCAATTCATCGAGACCGTCGCGTCCGCGATCAACCACGCGAAGCGGCTTGCCGTCGTAGATGGGATCAAATATCAGCGCATTGGTGACGAGCACTACTATGCCCAGGAGCTGTTCCAGACCGAGGAGCTGACGGGTTATCTCAGAAACATGCTGACCACGGCACAGAAGTCTGTCTATGAGCAGGTGGTATATGACTCAGACATCGAGCGGGGCTTTGCCGATCAGCTCGAAAAGAACAATGCAGTCAAGATGTACGCGAAGCTGCCCGGCTGGTTCAAAGTTCCAACGCCGCTTGGCACCTACAACCCTGACTGGGCAGTGCTGATTGAGGAAGATGAACAGGAACGCCTCTACCTTGTGGTCGAGACGAAGGGTACCCTGTTCGCTGACGCGCTACGCAGCAACGAGGCTGCCAAGATCGAATGTGGTGAGGTTCACTTCAAAGCCCTTGCTGTAGGAATAAACCCGGCGCGCTTTGTAAAAGCGAAAACGTTCGACGACGTGCTAACGGGCATTTGAGCCAGGCAGCCGCATGTCGATCCGTTCAATGGCCGCCTCCGCCCGAGTTAGTCGCGTCGGCGCCAGCGCCACCTTGCGTCAACGTTGTCGTGCTGCTCCGCCGACCAATGAATTCATCAACCCCTCGCGCTGTGTGATAGATGCCGACCACGCCGAGCAGCGAAGCAAAGCTCCAATCGATGATGCGCGAGTTGATATGTTCCGCACTCGGGTGAAGGTACACGGCAACAATCATCGACATGCAGAACACGATCACGGCGCAAGCTTGAATGCGTCGGTCGCCGAAGTGCTCCGGCTCCCAGAACCACTCGACCAAGAGCGCAAGCTTTCGAGCTGTAGGCCAGTCGCTCACGGGTGCCTCCGAGTCATGTGGGTGAATCGCTCAACACGATGGGCGCCGACGTTGCTGCCAGAGGGCAATTCAAGCTCCACGCGCTGCCGAGATCGCCGCCGATATCCCATCCGGCCGGCATCGCGAGCGACGCCAGGTTGTCGTACACGGCGTTGCCGCGCCCCATGTCACCCGTGTAGTTGGGCGTGCCGCTCGGGCTGAAAGAGCCATACGGATAGAACAGCAGGCAGCTCGCGCTCGGGTTCGTCAGGGGCGAGGCGAGTGTCAGGCTCAGATGCGTCGCATCGACACGCACACAGGCCGTCGCGGGCCGCAGCGTGCCGGGCGATGCGACCGACCCGCCATCCATCACGACGAACCCCTGTCCGCTTGCCGCCAGCAGCGGCACGATCAGGTCGTTCCCCGCGTCATGCACGATCGTCAACACCACGGTCGAGTTGTTCTGCCGATAGGCATGCGTGATGTGCGGTCCGCCGACGACCGGGATGCCGGTCGGCATCGTCGCGAAGGCATCGCCACGGCCGAGCGGTTGCAGCGCCCGTGCGACAATCGGTGCGGCAAGGCGGGCGAATCGTTGATTGTCAGTCGTGTCGCGGTGTTGATTGTCGCCGCCGGTCTGGATGCCCGTGGCCGGATCCCACGCGGCACCGCGGTCGTTGCTGTCCGCCGTCATCGGGTTGCCGATGACCACACCCTGAGTCGGATCCGCGGCCAGTTGCGCGATGACCTCGCGGTGCATCTGCACGCCGTCGGTGTTGCCGTAGGGGATCGCGTTCCACCAGATCAGCGGCATGTTCGTCGCCGTGGCGCCCGGTATCATGCCGCGCTCAAGCGCCATGAATCGCTGCGCCGCCGCCGTGAACAACGCCTTTTCCGAGTAGGACCGATAGCTATCGGTTTCGCTCCAAAGCCACACCATCGCGGAACATTCGGCCAGGTCCGCCGCCGACTGTGCCGCCATGAAGGACTGCACCCCAAGCCCGTCGGCACCGAGTGACCAGGTCGAAGGCTGCGACCCATCATTCGGGTCGTTGATGAACGAGCCAGGGTAGATCACCGCGCCCACGCCGGGCATGTTGTAGATGCCGTGGCCCGGCACCATCGTCCAACTCGATACCCCGTGCGCGGCGAACACGTTGTAGGCCAGCGCGCCAAGGTACCAGGCGACGCCCTGTGCCAGCAGATACCCGGCGCCATCGGCCAGCGTGTAATTGACCGCGTTCGACTGGCCGGTGAACAGCAGCGTGACGCCCTTGCGCGCGCCACGTTGCCAGCGCGTCGCGCACGCAAGCAGTGTCGTGATCTCACCTGACGCGAGCGCGCGCGGCCAGCATGCCGCTTCGTGGAACCAACATTGCGCGCCGCCCTGACTGATGCCGGAGTGCAGGAACAGCAGCGAACCGGACGCGACAGACCCGAGGGGATTGGCGACCGAGGTTGCGGCCTGTGCGCCGTCCAGCCAGACATCGACACCGACGCTGGGCGTGTTGCGGATGATGACCGAATGAGTGTGCCGCCGCTCCAACGCCGGCGCGAGCACCGCCTGGCCGGCGCCAGGGAACAGGGTCAGGCTGGTGGCATCCATCTGTAGAATGCTGGCGCCGCCGATCGTCAGCAGCGAAACCGGTCCCGACTGACCCTGCCGCAGGTTCGGCCGGGACCAGACCAGATACCAGGTCCAGGCCGATGCCGAGCCGAGGTTTGCCGATGCGAGGCTCAGGCCGGAGTCTGGATCAAGCAGCGGCAGATAGATGCCGGCCGCACTCGGCATTGCCGGCGGGACGATGGTGTTGAGACCGACACCACCGAGGAAGCCGTTCAGCCGCGGCGTGGCCTGCGGCAGCGTGCTGCCGATGACTCGATACGCCGCGACCGCGTTGCCCGCGCCGGACTTGTCCGCGACGCTCGACGCGGCGTTGTTCCACGCCGGTAGCGGACGGCCGCCACTGTCGAGCAAGCCGGCCGGCGTGCCCGCGTCCCACCAACCCGACAGGCCGGTGATCGCATTTGGGTATGGCCCGGTGAAAGAGCCTCCGCCGCCCCCACTCCCGCTCCCGCTACCCGACCCAGGCAGTGCCCGCCACAACGCCGGGCGTCCAGGCGCGAACAGCATTGTGCGACCGGGCGCAATGAGTGCGGTGCCCATGATCTGCCCGATCAGGTGATGGTGAACGCGATCGGCGCGCCGCCAGCGTTGAATGGATTGTTGGCTTGGACGCAGGTCGCAACGACGTTGCCGCCCGGGCCGGTCGCAACGGACCAGAAGTAATACGTGCCGGGTGTGCTGGGCGTGGGCACACTATAGGAATACCAGAGATTTTCACCGCCGTTCGAGAACTGCCCCTGCGCCGCGCTCATGCCGGCCGTGGTAGTCGGCGCCACGGTGCTCGATGCGAAGAAACCGAAATAGACGTTGCTGGGGACGGTGTGGTTGCCCCCCAGCGCCGAGCTCATGTCACATACGTTGGCTTGCACGGTGGTCCCGTGTGCGAATGATGTGGTGGCAGGTTGGAAGCCCGACGTAAGCAGATAGTTGCCGCCGCTTGCCGTGGTGGCGGTGATTGCCGCCGACCAACCGCTGCTGCCGCCGGCATTCACTGCCTCGACCTCGAAATCGTAGGACGTGCTGGCGGTGAGGCCGGTGATCGTGGTCGAAGTGCCGGAGATGCTGGCAACGGTCGTCCAGGTGTTCGCGCCGTGCGGCGACCATTGCGCCGAGTAACTGGCAACCGCTCCGCCGCCACTCGGCGCGGTCCAGCTCAATGGAATGGTGGTCGCGGTTGCTGTCCCCGCGACGAGTGCGGTCGGCACGCCCGGTGCGGCGACGGCAGTCGTTGCATTGGCCGTCGCTGACGCGGTGCCGTTGCCCGCGGAGTTCACCGCGAACACCTGGAAATCGTACGCCGTCGAGGCCGTGAGGCCGGTCACTGTCCAGGCGGTGCCGGCAACGCCGGTTGCGAACGTGCTCCACGAACCGGCGCCAGTGATGCGGTATTGCACCGTGTAGCTTGCGATGGCGCCGCCGCTGGATGGCGCGGTCCATGCCAGATTGACAGTGGTGGCGGTGGCCCCGCTCGCGGTCAGGCCGGTGACCTGGCCTGGCGGCTGCGTCGGTGCGGCCAGCGTGGTGCCTGTGACGATAGACGATGCCGTGCCGCTGCCCGCCGCGTTGTTCGCGATCACCTCGAAATCATACTGCGTTGCCGCGGCAAGACCGGTGACCGTCAGACTCGTGCTGCTCGCGCTCTGTGCCGTCCATGCACCGCCGACAGAGGTCACACGGAAATTGACCGTATAGCCGCTGGCTGCCCCGCCGGTGCTGGGCACCTGCCACGTCAACGCCACGCTGGTGGGGGTTACCGCTCCGACCGCGAGGCCGGTCACCTGACCGGGCGGGATTGCAGGCGCACCGCCGCCACCGATCTGCGCGAACACGATGTTGCCGCCGGAATAGGTGAAGGCGCGCAGATCGGCCGACTGGCCCGTCGGCAGCGTTTGCGTGCCCGAAGATGTCGTGATGCCCGAAGCCAACGTGACGTTGCCAGCCGACACATTGACAACGGTGCAGGTAAAGCCGCTGCCCATGTTGACGAACGCCGGTGTCAGCGTGATCGGCTGCGAGCAAATCAGAATCGCGCCGTTGTGCACCGAGCCGTCCAGCGTGGTGTTCACGGCGATCTCGACCACCACGCGCCGATACGTCGGCAGCTTGGTTTGTATCCAGGCCCAGACGGAGGCGAAGGTCTGCGCCGCCATCGTGCTCGATCCCTGACCGACCCAGAACTCATCCGAATCCGATGCGGGTCCGGCCGCCGTCGCCTCGTCAATGGTCTCGCCATCCACGAAGTTCTGATACGTGATCGCGCTGTTCGTGCCGCCGGACGAAATGGCGATGACATCGGTCTCCGCCAGCGAGCTGACCATCGGCAGCGAGGAGATCGCGAACGCCGAGCCGGCAGCCGTAAACTCGTACTTGAAGCCCACGGCCAACGCGGCGCCATTCCACGATCCGATGGCGCTGATGTAGAGCGTCTGCGGCGCAACGGCCGAGAAGAACTGTGCCAGCAAAGCGGGCGGCGTGAGAACGACCCTTGCGTTGGCAGCAATCTGCACGGCCGTCGCGACATCGGCACCGCCTGCGGTGGTTCCGATATTGATGCCGCCCACGATCGGGTTGCTCGTCATATTCTGCAAAGTGATGGTGTGCAGAACCGCGTAGGTGGGGAGCGACCCGGCCGCCCCATTGGCCGCCATCGGGGTATAGGACCAGGTGAGCGGTCCCGGGGTCGTAGCCGGCGATGGCGCTTCCGCCTGTCCGGCTTCTGTGAAGGGCGCCAGCACTTCCAAATTGGCAGAGAAGCTGAGCACGCGACCGGCCGCGGTGGATGCCACGGCGTGCAGCGAATAGAACGTGCCCGGCTGCCCGCCATTCAGCGTCACCGTAATCAGCCCCAAGGGCGTCACGGTCAGGTTGGTTGCCGCGAGGTCGTTGGCTCGGGCCGGAGCCGTGGTCACGGTGACGCTGATCAGCGCGTCGTTGTCTCCGGCGAGCTGGCGTGTCGCATCGATGGTCCAATTCCGCTGCGCATCCGGCTGTTTCGATGCCAGCCAGATCGGGCCGGGCGAGGGTGTGACGCCATACATGGCGGCCTCACCACCTCACCACGACGAGGCCGGCCGCGCCTGCGGCTCCCGCGGACGGCGTCGTGCCGCTCGACCCGCTGCCGGCACCCGAGGCGCCGCCACCAGGGGCACGACCGGGGGTGCCGACGCCGCCAGCGTTGTTGACAACGCCGCCGGACAGCGGACCTTCACCGCCGAAGCCTCCATTGTTGAAAACCAGGCCGCCTTGGTTGAGTTGGCCGATACCGCCATCCCCGCCATACAGATTGACGTCGCCGCCCGATCCAACGCCGGCGAGATTGCCCAAGCTCGGCACCGAAACGGTGCCCAGCGGATTCACGACGCCGCCGGTCGCGCTGCAATAGCTGCCGAAGCTGCTCGGCCCGCCCGCGGTTGGCGCGGTCGTGCCGGACACTCCGGCGCTGCCGCCGGCGCCGACGGTGACGGTGATCGCGATTCCGATCGCCAGACCGGCGATGCGCTTGCGCGCGTATCCACCGCCGGAGCCGCCCCCACCTGCGATGCCGCTGACCGACGCCCAGGAGCCGGAGCCACCCGCCCAGACCTCGACCTCAAAGACCGGGGCCGGGACGGTGAACGTGCCGGAGCTGGTGAAGACCTGGACACCGCCCGGAGTCCGGTCTTGCAGCCAATGGGAGATGCCGTCGCCAAACAGCGAAAGGACGCCGTTCAGCCCAAGGGGGATCGGTCCGGTGCCGCCGCCAAGCAGCAGCGTATCAGCGGCATTGAGCGCGATGGAGACGGTGTTGGCCGAGGTATCGGTGCGGACGAAGTGAAAGGTGAGCGGCACGCCGTTGGCGCTGGCCGATGCCGGCAGTGTCATTGAGATATTGCCGCCGCTCGCGTTGACCAGCACTATGCCGGCGTTGTCCGCGGTCAGCGTGGTGCCCGAGCTGCTGATCGTGGTCACGTTGCCGCCGGCCACACGTTTGACCGCCTGTACAAGCTGCGTGCGGACGGTCTTGCTCGGTGTGATCCCGGCTGCCGCCAGAACGGCGACGATCTCTTCCTGGACGGCGTTCGCCCAATCGCCGTCAACGACGGTCGAAGGTGTGATGCCGGGTACACCAACCTGGAAGAACCCGTTCGGGTTTGGCCCCACGGATGCCGGTGTCGGCAGCACAGTGGCGGCGGTTGCGTTGTCGATGCGATACATGATGCCCCGCTGGTGCGTGTATATACAGGTCTTGCCAGATCGGATGACGGGCGATCCCGGGCTGTCAGGAGTGAGCCGCAGCACGAGATGGGCAGCACGGGCACGGCGAGATTCGGCCGCAGTGGCGAAGTCGCTCCGATGCAATTGCCCTGGTTCGCCTTGCTGTTTTAAGGATCGCTTCGCCTGCCCGTGCTGGCAGGCCGCTCGAAGGGGGATCACATGAGCGGGGCGCCGCGAACGGAGAGGTTAGGAGTTCATCGCCTCGGCCAGTACTTCGGCGAAGCCGGTTGGCTATATCGGGAGCAACCGACGGAAGATTACGGTATTGACGCCCAGGTGGAGATTGTCGATCGCAACGGACCAACAGGAGCCCTGATAGGGATCCAAATCAAATCGGGTTCAAGCTACTTTGATGAAGAGACTGAGGGCGCGTACGTCTTCCGCTCAAATGACACGCATATAAGATACTGGTTAGGACATGCACTACCCGTCATACTCGTTTTATACGACCCGAGAAAGAACACTCTCTATTGGGAGGTGGTGTCCGAAGATACCATTCAAAGCACTGGGAGGGGTTGGCGTATTGATGTGCCTAAAGAGAACATACTATCCGACCAGAGCCTATCGCGCTTGCATTCGTTGACGCAGCCCGCCCCGTACATTCAGAAGCTCAATAGGCTCAGACTTGATTGGACGTGGCTTGATCTCGTAGCAGCAGGTGAAGTTGTGTATGTCGAATTTGAGGATTGGGTGAATAAATCGCTTCCTCGTTTTGCCGTAACGATAGGATGCGATACAAGGAATGATATTCAGGAACAGGAGTGGCCGACGCGGTACGGCCCTGGCATGACGTTTGAGGATCTGCTCCAATACCTGCTTCCGTGGGCTGATTTTCAGATGGATGAAGATGCTTATGAGAGCTATATGGAAGAGAAGTGGATGGCGGATTGCTATATGGGGCGCGACGAAGACACCGGAGAGCCGTATTACACAAGGCCATTTGAGGATTATTATTCTCCTCCAGAAGGAGTTGTGCCCGTTTCTGACAACGGTGAGACAGAGGGTTACCGCCTGATAGTTTCCCTGAATGAGCTGGGAAGAGGTTTCATCATGATAGACGATTATCTGCGGGAAGAGGAAGATTTGGAGAGAAGGTCCTTCACACTCGGTACTTGACAGACGTGCATTGCACTGTTTCCGCACAGCACGCGAGCGCCATGGCCATGGCAAGACTCACAATCAGTGCGGCGATAACCGGCAAGCAAGCGCAGGTTGGCGGAATAAGCAGCGGGGGACAGAGACGGCGTCGCGTGGCGAGGTCCGAAAGTACTTGCCGCGACTGATAAATAGCCTTTGTGCGGGACGTCCTAATACGAGAAAGCAACCATGGTGTGCGCGGGCGCGAGCCGCTGCATCTCGCATTGCAGGACGGTATTGCCCCACTGCGCCAGCGGTTCGCCGACCGCATCGCGCCCGACCGTGAAGTACTCAATCGTGAACGTCGGCGCGTTCACCTGCCACGCATTCTCCCACGCGGCGCCATTGCTCAGCGCCTCGCCGACGCTGCTCACCCCGACGCGGAACGGCGCAAACTCCGTGATCGTCACCGCGTAGCCAAGATTGGCTGCGAGCGTGACGAAGTACGGCACGGACTGACCGCCCGATGCCACGAACCGCGCGTTGACCTGTTGCTGGCGCTGCTGGACCGTCGGCGACACGCCGGCGCACGGGTCCGGCAGGCCAAGCGTCGCCTCCCACTCCGGCAGCAGTTCAAGCGGCGCGACCGGGAAGGCGTCGGACAGCAGATTGACCGAGCGATCGTGCAGCCGCGTGTACTGCCGCATCAACGCCTGACACACCTGCGCCTGCACCGAGCCTGGATCGCGCGGCCAGATCGGCCCGGTGGGCAGGTGCGCCTGCAACGCCGCAGCGAAGTCGGCGTCCTGATAGTTCGGGGCGGGCATGGTCAGCTCACAAACGTCACGGTGCCGACGGTGAACAGCGCGCCCACAGCCGGCGTGATCGAGGCGCTCGGCGCGGTGACCTTGAAGCCCGTCAGGCCCGGGATCGCCTCCAGCGCGGCATACCAGGCGTCCGGCTCGATCGCCGGCCATGCGGCGCCGGTGGACGGCACCACGCTGCCACCGACATTGCCAAGCCGCACGAACATGTCGGCCAGCGCCGCGGTGATGGCAGTCTGCATGGCCGCCGTGTTGTTCGCGCCGAGGTCCGCGACGGTGAACGCCACCGGCGAGGCGGCCGGCGCGCACGCATAGACAAGAGCGGTCACCGGCCGCCTGGGAAACAGCGCGTTGGCAACGGTGAGCTGATCGCCCGTCGCCGCGACATCGCGTTGCTCATTCGCCGCGACGCCGTTGCTGCCCTGCGGAAAGCCGCTATGCGCGGCCTCCGCCACGTCCATCATGAAGAACACCGACACCGTGCCGCCGCCGGCCAGCAGCGGCGCCACCCAGGCCCGGGTCACGCCGGGGACGGCGAGTGCCCACTCGACATAGTCCTGCCGGTCGCCGCCCTGTGGCGGGGCCGCGTAGGCCGCCAGCATGCGGGTCCGCAGGCTGGCATCGGTCTCGATATCCGTGCCGGCGGTGGTCTGTGTCGAAGCGGTGGATTGCGACGATATCCCGAGGATCGGGTTGCCGATCAGGAACGTGGTGTTGGGGTCGAAATTCCCGGCCGAGCCAGGCGTGACGGCCTGCATCGTGACCGTGACACTGCCGGCGCTGACCGCGGCATCGACGGTGGTCGCGTAGGCGAACCCGTCGCTGCGAACGATCGACGTGCCGGCGGGACAGTCCGTGGTGCCGGTCCCCGAAAAGGTCGCTGAACCGATGGCCGGCGTCGCGGCCTCGCGGAAGATGCCCTTGAGCGCCGCCCAGCCTTCGAGGAACTCTCCCCCCGCCGTCCACGGCACGGCTTGCAGGGCGATCCAGTCAAGCTCGCCGTAATGCTCATAGCCGACGCCAGCCTGTGCATAGGCCATGACACGCAGGATCGCCTTCTGCAGCAGGCCTGCGACGATGTTGCCGGCAGCATCGGTGATCTGCGCCGAATTGATATCGGCCAGGATGTCGTCGCGAAGTTGCGTCAGCGTCTTGCGGGCATACGGCACCGGTTACGCTCCCTGCCATGCCCAGGCGAAGTTGAACGTCTGTGCCGGCGCGTTCGGCCGCGTGAGCGTCACCGCCAGGCCGATCACGTCAGGCTGTTGCCATGACGCGGCGACGGCGGCCGTCGATACCGCGCCAGCGGTGACCAGCCATTGCAGGGCTTCCTTGCAGCAGTCCTGCACCTGACCGAGCAGCGCCGGTGTCTTCTTCGAGCGATTGAACTGCCATAGACGCGAGCCGAGCGGCGACGGTTCGTAGGTATCGCTCCAATGGCCGCGGCGTTCCCATGGCGTGCCGGCCGGCGGCCGATAGTCGGTCGATGCGACCCGATCGGTGAACAAACTGAGCAGTACGGCAGAGCGCAGGCCGCCGGGATCGGTCACCAGGTCGCCGGACGTGACCGACCAATCGCCGCTCAGGGTGGCGGCGTTCCAGGTGATGCCAATGTCCATCAGGGCACCGCGAGGGCCGTTCCGTTGACCGTGATCTCGCCGGTGACCGCGACGGTGCCGGCCGCGACGATGTTGCCGGCGTGCAGATCGCCGTTCGTCACCGTCACCGGCTTGCCGCCGCCGTTGATCACGATGCCGTCCTCCGTCAGCGCGACCGACATGGAGAAGGCGTTGAACAACGTGGTCTCGCCTGGGTTCTGCCCGGTTGGCCGCAGCGACTGGTTGTTCGTGCCGACCACCACGCCGGACGCTCGGTTGCCGGCCAGGAAGATCACCACCGCGTCGGTGCCGGGCGGCGGAACCGACGCCAGGCCGAACTGCTGCACCACCGAGGCGGCCGGGATCGTTTCGAGGTAGCCGAGCTTCACCTGCGCGCGCTGCGCGGTGCCGCTGTCGTCCACCGTGCCGATGCTGCCGACCGCCAGCATGTTCCACACGCGGCGCCAGAGACGCTCGGGCGCGCTCATGGCGGTCGCTTGTCCCAGTCGGTGAACTGCAAGGTCGAGGGTTTCCCGGCAGCCGCGCCTCCGGTCGCGGCGGGCGGGGCTGGTGCGGATTGTGTCGTGCCGGCGGGTTGCTCCGGCGGCTTTGCCGCGCCGCCGGGCTGCAATGCCTGGCCGATCTGCCAGTCGTAGAGCTGCAACGTCGAAGGCTCCGGCATGAAGGCTTCCTGCGGCATCAGCACCACGTCCGCGGTGGTGCCGGTCTGCGCCGAGCGATGGAACGTCACCTGCGCGACGATCCAGGTCTGCGCCACCACTTTCAACACCGGCAGATCGACCGGCGCGAGAAAGTTCGGCGACCACAGCGTGCCGGCGCTGTCGCGCCAACTGTCGCAGGTCAGCCGCACCGCCTGCGATCGGCCCCAGCGCCGCTTCTGCTCCCAGACCGCACGCTTCTCCGCAATGAGCTGGCCATACTGCGACTGGTCCGACACGACGATCAGCGGCCGGAACCGCGGCACCGCCGTGTCGTACGCGGGGGCGAGAAACAGCCCGCCGGTGCCGAGATCATGCAGATAGTCCGTGGACATGATCGACGGCAGGTAGATCGAATACCGCTCGTCCATCGTGAAGGCGACGCTGGCCGGCTGGACATTGACGCCCTGTTTGAATCCGCTCGCGTGCGTGCCGGCGTTGACGTTGGCGAGGATCAGGTTGCCGTCGGTGCCGTCATAGGCGAGCACGGCGGCGTATCGCGCGACCCGCTCGATGATCTCGTACGGTGTCTCGGTCAGCACGATGGAGAACTGCACCGGGCCGCCGCCCGCCGCCGACACCGGCACATCGTCGCCGGTCAGCGATGACACCGTGATGCCGAACGGGCTGGCGAGGTCCTGTGCCATCGCGAGCAGCGACGACGTGGTGACGACCATGCCGCGGACCTGATAGGGGACCGCACCGGCGCCGGGCGTTCCCACCGGATACACGCCCGCGGAACAATCGACCAGGTCCTCGCACTTGCTGCGGCCGTGGATGCGCACGGTGTGCTGGCGTGGCGCAATCGCCGGCAGGTAGCGATCGATGTAGCCGGTCACGACCGGATCGTTGCCGATCAGCACCACGCACGGGTCGCCGGGCTTGACGACAATGTCGGCGGCCTGGCCGGGGTATTTCTCGGTCAGTGCGATCTCGAAACTCGACGGCATGATCTCGATGCCGCGGGTGACGGACACGCTCTCCCAGCCTGTCAGCCGCTGGCCTCCGGCCACCAGCGTCAGGGTGTCGTCGGGTTGGGGCATGTCAGTTGCTCAGGGCGACGAGCGAAACCGGCATGAACATCGGGTTCACCGGATCGGCCCGCGCGATCAGATCGTCGGAACGCGTGGCGTCGCCGTAGAGCCGATACGCCAGCACGACGGACGGCAGTGCGGCCGGGTTGGCGATCGTGATCAGCCGCGGCAGTCCGGCGCCGCGCGCGATCAGGTCCGCGGTGACCGCCGTGCGCAGGCCGCGCAGCGCCGTGTAGGAGGCGCTGTCGCCGGCATCCGCGGCAATGACGGCCTCGGCATCGAGCATCGCGGTCAGCGCATCGATCTGCGCCACCGCATCGTCGTAGCTGGTCGGCTGGTAGGAAACGGCGGCGCGGACCAGGGCCGCAAGCGCCGCTCGGCGGATCAGCGCAGCGACCGCGGTCTGCACCGTGGCGACCGCGAGGCCGACCGGTGCCGTGGCGGTTGGAACCGCGGGGCTGTAGCCCGCCAGGACGGTCAGCAGCCGGAGCTGATCGGCCGGGTTGGGGATCGCCGCCACCAGCGACGCGACGGCGCCCTGGACGGAAGTTGGCAGGCCGAGCGGCGCCGAGGCCGTCGTCGCCAGCGCCGCGCCGCACGCGGCGGTGACGGCAGCCCGCGAGACGGTCAGCGCGCCGATCCGCGATGCGATGGTGGCCGAGGCCGGCAGCGGTGCAATCAGGGCTCCGATGGCGTAACGGCCGAGGTTGCCGGCCAGCCCGACCGCCGCGCCCGCAATCAGCCCGGCGTCGTTGAGCAGGCCGCTTGCCTCGCCAACGGCCGCAAGTGCGGAGCCGACCACGATGGCCGGCAAGGCGAGCACCTGCTCAGCCGCGAGCGCCACGGTGGCCGCGCTGCCCACCACGGTGGCGACGAAGCCGGTGACGGTGCCGACGGCGCCTGCCACCACGGCCTCGCCGGAGGCCAGCGCGGCGGTGACATCGCTGATGAAGTCCGATCCGCAGGCGGCATCGCAGGTGTCGGCGGCGGCCTCGGCATCGTCCTGCGTCGATGCGTCGGCGACCGGATAGAGCGGCTGTGTGGCGCCGGTCTGGATGACGCCGAACTCGACCTGCAAGACGCGGCCAAGCTCCTTGCGCTGGCCGATCGTGAAGTCGCCGTCGAGCGTCGCGCTGATGCTGCCGAACGAGGGATGGATGAGCGTGCCCGGCCCTGGCTGCTCCAAGGCCGCGATCAGCGCGGCGCGCTGTTCGAACACGTCATCGCCGAGCAGAAAGCCGGTGATGGCGATGCGCCGGGTTGCTCGGCCGGTGTCCTCGGGCCAGGAATCGTCCCGGTAGGGGTACTCATGCAGCGCGATCCGTCGGCCGCCGCGGTAGGTATCGACCTCGACAGCGAACGGCACGCCGCGCCATGATGCGGGTTGAAGATTGGCGGCCCATGGCCCGAGAGCGGGGGATGGGATGCCGTACTGCGGTAGGATGTCGCTCATTCAGGGATGTCGCTACTGGGTTACGTGCCAGCTGGAATGGACCCGGGAGTGCGGATTCTCTTTCGCCCAAGCATTGTAATTGAACTGCAAGTTCTCACTTACAGGAAGCCATTGAGCCGATGGGGGGAGAGCCGTCCTCCCACACAGAAAGATCATCACATGCGATTGCCAGCCTCGACGAAGCCGGCCCTGCTGGGCGCGGCGTGCGGGGCATTTGCCATCTTCTTCATCGGCTTTTGGCAGCTTGGCTGGAAAACCTCCCATGGTGCCGCCGTCCTGGCTCAGGAGCAGGCCGATATCGCCGCGGTAACGGCGTTGGTGCCGTTCTGCGTGGCGAAGGCGGAGCAACCGTCAGAGCAAGTGAGGCTCGCCAAGGTCAAGGCAGAGGAGTCCGCATTCTCGCGCAGCGAATTGGTGATGCAGGCGGGGTGGGCGACGGTTGGCACGAGCAAGGCGCCGGACAACGCCCTCGCAATCGCCTGTGCCAATTCGCTACGGACGGCGAAGCCTGGCGCCTGAAAATGCGTTCGAACGGACTGCTGCGAAGCAGTGCCGGAAAGCCGACGGACGCCAAACGGTGCCCGCACCTTGGAGCGAAATGGTGGGTCGACCTGAGCTTGGAACGAAATGCACGTGCGCAAGTTGCGACCAGCGCTTCTATGACCTGAACCGATCGCCGGCGGTCTGCCCGAAATGCGGTGCGCCGCAGCCACCGGTCGTGGTGCGTGCAGTACGTCCGGCGCGCATGTCTTCTGCCGGTGGGCACATGAGCCGGCGGCCCATGCCGGCCATTGCCGAGGATGACGCCGAACCTCTCGCTGCCGCCGAGGACGACGTGGATGAGGATGCCGACGATGACACGGACGTGCCGGAGATCGAAGCGGACGAGGATACCGAGGTAGATCCGGCCATCGTGCGCGATTGATCACCGATCATGCCGGGCATCCACGCCGCGGAACCTTGCTCCGGCTTCCTTTCATACGTGCAGCGCGATGTGCGGCCGGGCGATAACGGCCTATGCCCGATGGGTTGGAGGGCGCCTTGTTGGAAGCTCTGCCGCTGATCCTGACCGCCGTCTGCACCCATCTGGTCATGTCATTCGGCCAGACTCTGCTGCATCGCTGGGTCGGTCATCGCCGCCTGGGTGGTCCGCTGTACCGCAATCACATCAAATTTCACCATACGCATTATGCGAGGGGCCATCTGGCCTCCGCGGCCTATCTCGGCAACGAAGGCAACAACACACCATATTTCCTGGTGCCGACACTGCTGCTCGGCGGCGTGTTGCTTTTCGTACTGCCGCTGCCGTTGTTCGTGACGATGGTCCTGGCCGGCTCGGCGTCATTTTATGCTCATGTCGTGCTGGACCGGGAATACCACGTGGAGAATTCCCGCTTGCAACACTTCACCTGGTTCCGCCGCAGGCAGCAGCTCCACTTTGTGCATCACTTGCATGCCGATGCCAATTTCGCCGTGATCGACTTCGTCTGGGACCGATTGCTGGGAACCTACCGAAGGCCAGATGGTGATGCGCGGTGACGACGCACGATGGGCGTAAGGCTTCGGATGAAGCATGAATGACGCAACCGCGCGGGAGCGGGCATTGCGTTCGCACCGTCGGCCGCAACTTTGGACCCGCCGCGGTCCTGTCAGCGTCACTTATACCAGCCGACGAAACGACCGACTCATCCGTGTCATGGCCGGCGCAGGCCGGCCATCCACGTCTTTGCCGGGCGCAGGCTGGAAAGACGTGGATGGCCGCGACAAGCGCGGCCATGACACATGGGTCAGTCGTTCGGGCGGTTGGTATTAGTCGGTCAGAGCGAGAGTGCCAGGTCCTCCCACGGACCACGAACGAAGCTATCAACCCGGCAGCGCCCATCGTCCGCCCAAAGCACTCTGAGTACCAATTTGTCGTGCCGCACCTCCAGGCCGTACGGTAAATCGAGCGCGGCACGCTGCCGCTCCACCGCGTGGCGATAGCCCGGTGAGGATGCGTCTTCCGGTTGCAGGTCGTTGAACGGCGTCCAGTGATGCACCACCCAGGGCGGTTGTTCGAAACTGATGGTGCGTACACGATCGCGCTGCACCGTCAGCGTGCCAGCACGTCGAACCAGCAACAGGAGGTGGTCCCGGATCACCCATGCCCGGTCGTCGTTTGACGCCGCAAGTTCCAGAGTCATGTGTTCGTCACCCGCGCGCTGTAGCCACCGCTGCAACCTTCACACGGTGGAGCTTCCGCCATCGATTGGCGTTTGCACAGAGCCTGCTTCCTCTGCCCAAACCCGAAACCCCGACAACGTGCCAGGACCGAAGATGTGTGTCAGGGGCACGTCGGCAGCGTCACGGCCGTATGCGATCAGGACCCGCCCGATCCGCGGGGCATTGTTCCTCGGATCGAAGCTGTGCCATCGGCCGCCAAGATACACCTCCATCCACGCGGCAAAATCCATCGGCGCATAGGGTGGCGGCAGGCCGATGTCCGTAATGTAGCCGGTGCAATAGCGCGCCGGGATGTTGAGGCAGCGGCAGAACGCTATCGCCAGATGCGCGAAGTCACGGCAAACGCCGCGGCGCTCGTTAAAGGCTTCGCATGCGGTCCGCGTGGCCCGCGAATGCTCGTAGCCGAATGTCAGGTGATTGTGCACGAAGTCGCAGATGGCCTGCACCCGCGGCCAGCCGAGCGGGGTATGTCCGAA